GTGCTTAAACCCGTGTCCACGGCTGCTGGGCAAGATCAACGCCCTGCCCTAGAGACCCGCCGCCAGGTCATCAGCGCCGTGATTTGCGCCTACCCGGGCGGTCGTGAATGCGCCGCTGCCCGCCTCGGCTTGCCGCTCAAGAAGTTCGACAACCACGCCTACGAGACCGCCGGCTGCCGCCCGTTGAACGACCAGCAGATCCTGCTGCTGGAACAGGAGACCGGCACCACCCACCTGGTGGATTACCTGGCCGCCCAGTACGGCGGCTTCTTCGTGCGCCAGGCCGAGGTCGGCGATCTGGACAACCTGGACCTCTACGCCCGTTCAGTGAAGACCGCGGTCAAGCGCGGCTTGGTGGACCAGATCATCGGCCAGGCGCTGGAAGACGGCGTCATCGATGAGAAGGAAGTCGTCCAGATCCTTGGCGCCCACCGCCGGCACCTGGCGGCGCGCGAGGAAGAGGTCTGGGCGGTGATCACGCTGCACGCGGCGCGAGGCAGTGGCCGCAAGCACTAGCCACAAGACACACCCTGAAAGCCTGCCAGGACGGCGGGCACGAAGTCGGCGCGGAGCGCCAGAACCCGGCGAGGCCGGAGCCGCCCCAGGCGGCAGGGAAGAGAGATGGCGTTGTTCAAGAAACAGAAGAAGGGGCAGTTCTGGTGCTGCTTCTGCGGTGCACCCCTGGTCTGCCGGACCAGCTGGTTCGCCCACGTATTCCTGCGCCAGCAGGTATTCCAGTGTCACTTCGCGCCCTGCAGCGCGTCGTTCTATGCGCACACCGAGCTGACCCACCTGGCCAGCCCCAGCGGCCTGCCCAACGCGCCGGCCTGCGAGCTACCGCCCAGCACCAGCCACCTCAACGCCATGGCGCAGAAGGTGTACGCCAGCAGTCTCGCCATCCGCGAGCAGCAGCTCGGTCTGCTCGACGACCAGGAAGAAGCCCAGCAGCCCGCCAGAGAGGACATCGCATCGTGACTACCGCCAACCACCCCGCTGACTACCTCGACACCATGCAGGCCGCTGCCCTGACCTACCTGCGCCGCCATGAGTGCGAGCACCTGGGCCACAGCCAGGCCCTGCTCACCTGCGCCGCCGAACACCTGCAGCTGATGGGCGTGCCGCAATACACCGCCGAGCGCCTGGTGGCCCGCGCCCATGACCAGCTCGAAGCCCTCAAGGGCCATCGCTTTCTGGACATCGATTCCAGCACCGGCGACGTCGTCGTCCTGGTCAACCCGGCCACCGGCCTGCGCTACCGCATCCCGGTCCAGGAGATCTTCGACGCCCTGATCGATGAAGACCCCGGCACCCAGCGCGCCACCCGCTAACCCCCTGACTGCCTGATCCATGCCCGCCTTGCGTGGGTATGGGTGAACTGCGCCTTTTTGCCGCGAGAACCACCATGCCGAACACCCTTCCCGTCCAGATCGAGCTGCCCCCGGCGGTCGCTGAAACCTTCGCCCGCTGGCTCCAGGGCCGCGCCGACTACACCGTCAACCAACACTGGAACGAACCGCGGTACGTGCGCATCGAGGACACCGCCAAACGCCGCGCCGCCATCCTGCGCCGCTTCCCGTCCATGCTCGCCGCCCACCAGACCGCCACCCAGATCCGCGCTCAGCTCGCCCAGGTGGAGTGCTGAGCATGTACGCCATGGATCACCAGCTCCGCGCCGATGTGCTGCAGCGTCTCGAGGGCGACCTCGGGATGCGGCACATCGCCGGGACGAACTACATGCGCAAGGGCGAGTGCCCGGCCTGCCACAAGCGCGAGCTGTTCACCGATCACCGCGCGCCCTGGGTGCTCAAGTGCGGCCGCGAGTCGAAGTGCGGCCAGACGTGGCACGTCAAGGAGCTCTACAGCGATCTGTTCGAGGACTGGTCCGAGCGCTTCAAGCCCACCAGCGACGCTCCGGCCGCCAGCGCCGATGGCTACCTCCAGTTCGCCCGCGGCTTCGACCTGAGCCTGATCAAGGGTTGGTACAGCCAGGAAAACTACTGGGACCGCGCCCAGAGCATCGGCTCGGCCACCGTGCGCTTCGCGCTGGCCAAGGGCGGCTATTGGGAACGGCTGATCGATCGCCCCTCGCGCTTCGGCAAGCAGAAGGCCCGCTTCCAGCCGGGAGCCAGCTACCGCGGCGTCTGGTGGTGCCCGCCGAGCCTGGATCTGCAGACGGTCCAAGAGCTCTGGATCGTCGAGGGCATCTTCGACGCCATCGCCCTGACTCACCACGGCATCGCCGCGGTCTCGGCCATGAGCAGCAACGCCTACCCCGAGCAGTCCCTCAAGGACCTGGCCAACGCGCGTCAGGGCAAGTTGCCGAAACTGGTCTGGGCCCTGGACAACGAGCCCGGCGCCCAGCGCTACACCCGCCGCTGGGCCCGCCAGGCCCGCGAGCTGGGCTTCAAGTGCGAGGCCGCCCAGATCCCGCAACCGGGCAGCCGCAAGGTCGACTGGAACGACCTGCACCAGCGCTGGGCCTTCGAGCCTGACGAGGCGAAGCGCGAGGAGCGCCGCGATCAGGACCTCAAGGAGGCGCGGTACCACGGCGCCCTGCTGCTGGCCGACACCGCCGCGGAGAAGGCGGTGCTGATGTACGAATGGCGCGAGCGCCACGAATTCCACTTCACCTTCGAGAGCCGCCTCTACTGGTTCAAGCTCGACCTGGACAAGTACAACAAGGCCCTCACCCACATCGAGGAGTCCGAGCGCGACGAAGACCGCGAGCTGACCACCAAGCAGCAGCGCGACAAGGCCATGCGCCTGGCCGGCAACGTGGTGGAGATCGCCAACTGCGCGCCCCAGGCGCTGTACTTCCAGCGCAACGAGGTCACCGACGAATCCTGGTACTACTTCCGCGTCGAGTTTCCCCACGACGGCGCCCCGGTGAAGAACACCTTCACCGGCGCCCAGGTCGCCGCCGCCAGCGAATTTAAGAAGCGCCTGCTCAGCATGGCCGCCGGCGCGGTCTTCACCGGCAGCGGTACCCAGCTGGACAAGATCATGAAAGACCAGCTCTTCGGCCTGAAAACCGTGGAAACCATGGACTACGTCGGCTATAGCCGCGAGCACGGCTGCTATGTGTTCGGCGACCTGGCGGTGCGCGACGGCCAGCTGCATCAGGTCAACGACGAGGACTACTTCGACTTCGGCAAACTGCGCCTCAAGACCCTGCAGAAGACCATCGGCCTCAAGCCCAACCCCGCCGCCGGCGACTACCGCAGCGACTGGCTGCCGCTGCTCTGGACCTGCTTCGGTGCCAACGGCCTGACCGCCCTCACCTTCTGGTTCGGCTCGCTGTTCGCCGAGCAGATCCGCGCCCGCTACCAGTCCTTCCCCTTCCTGGAAGCCACCGGCGAGGCCGGCGCTGGCAAGACCACCCTGCTGACCTTTCTCTGGAAGCTGTTCGGCCGGGCCGGCTACGAAGGCTTCGACCCGTCCAAGTCCTCTACCGCCGGCCGCAGCCGCGCCATGGGCCAGGTCGCCGGCATGCCCATCGTGCTGATCGAAGGTGATCGCAACGACCCAGAGAAGGCCCACGCCAAGAGCTTCGACTGGGACGAACTGAAGGACTTCTTCGGCGGCGGCACCCTGCGCACCCGGGGCATGAAGACGGCGGGCAACGAGACCTACGAGCCGCCCTTTCGCGGCACCATCGCCATCAGCCAGAACGCCCCGGTCAGCGCCTCCGAAGCCATCCTCACCCGGATCGTGAAGCTGCACTTCACCCGCCCGGTACTGACCGACGAGAGCCGCGCCGCGGCCGACACCCTGAGCCGTATGGACGGCGAGGCCCTGAGCCATTTCCTGCTGCTGGCCACCCGCAAGGAGGCCGAGGTCCTGGCGCGCTTCCACGAGCTCTTCCCGCAGTACGAGGCCAAGCTGCGCCGCCTGGGCGACACCTGCTTCTGCTGCGGCACCCGCCTGACCGGCGACAGCCATCGCTGCAGCAGCTGCCAGAGCGACCTGGTCGGCCACCTGCGCATCGAGCGGATCGTGAAAAACCACGCCATGTTCCTCGCCCTGCTCGACTGCCTCGCCCTGGTGGTGGCCATCCCCGAGGACATGGTCCGCCAGACCCAGCGCACCATCGTCCGTATAGCCTTGGAACGCCAGGCGGCCATCAGCGCGGATAACCCGGTGGTGACCGAGTTCTGGCAGGTCTACGACTACCTCGAATCCATGAGCAGCGACCCCGTCGTCAACCACAGCGATGACGACCGCGCGATCGCCATCAACCTCAACGAATTCATCGAGCGCGCGGCTGAGCACCGCCAGCGGCTGGCCGACCTGAGCACCTTGCGCGAGCTGCTCAAGGACAGCCGCCAGTTCCGCTACCTGGATAACAAGGTCGTCACCAGCCGCATCCGCAAGAATCAGCGGCGCGCCAATCCCCTGGACACCCGCCCGGACAAGGTCCGCTGCTGGGTCTTCGCCAATCCCGCAGGTCCTGCATGACCGCGACCAGAGTTTCGTCCCGCGTTGCCCACGGCGCGGACATGAAAAAGCCCGAGAGAGCGGCAACTCCCCCGGGCCCTACCACCAACCCCTGGAGAACCATTATGCAAATGATCCAGAGCAGCAGCGCTCACCAGCCTATCACGGCCCACCCCACTCTGGTCCGCCGGTGCCGGGCCACCGCCCTGCTTGGCGAGGCGCTGATCCGCTACCAGGTCAGCAACGCCCTGGGCGATCGCATACACCTCCTCGCCCTGGCCAGCATGGCCAACGCCCTCGGTGCCCTGACTCAGCAGGACGCCGACATCATCAACACCACCTTGGCCAAGCCGGCCCAGCAGCACATGGGAAAGGGAGAATGACCATGAACAACCTCAACCTGATCAGCAACGCCTTCCAGTTCGCCGAGCGCGACGTTCGTACCGCCATCGGCGCCGATGGCGAGGTCTGGTTCTGCGCCAAGGACGTATACGAGGTACTTGGCATCGTCTGGAAAGGTGCGTCGGGCAGTATGAAAAACGTCCCAAAAAAGTGGCAGGGGGTATGCTACTGCCAGACCCCTGGCGGGGGTCAGGAGGTCCTTTTCATCTCGGAACCCGCTGTCTATCAGACCATTTTCGCCTCTCGCAAACCGGAGGCACAGGCGTTTGCCGGATGGGTCTGCGGTGAAGTACTGCCCGCCATCCGCAAGCAAGGTTTCTTCGGCACCGTCCCTGGTCCGCAGCGCGCCGCCTACTCTCGGCAGATCGCCAAGCTCACCCAGCAGCTGGTTGGCACCAAGGACGCCTTCGCTCGCCAGCTCTTCATCGGCGAGCTGCGAGATCTTTGCAACCTGGTAGGCAGGCCGATGCCGGACCTGGCCCTGCTGGGTAAGGACCATCAGCAACTGCCGTTGGGAGTGTGACCCTTGAACACTCTCTTCCTGCTCATGGCCCAGTATCAGGGCGCCGCGGTGGTACCGCTGGAGCGCCTCTGCACCGACTACTTCAGCCACCTGACGCCGACAAAGCTTCGCAGCAAGATCGTCGCCGGCGTCATCGACCTGCCGCTGGTGCGGATCGAGAACAGCCAGAAGGCCGCCCAGGGCGTACACCTCACTGACCTCGCCCGCTACCTGGACGTGCAGCGCGAGCGGGCCGTCCTCGAGAACGACAAGCTGCACAACCGGGCACGCTAGCCCGGGACGCGCGCGCCGAGCACCACCGGCGCCGCGATGATCCTCTCCAGCCAGGGCCATCCCGCATAGGGATCGCCCTGGCCTCTCAGGTGCGTATAGCGCCGCATCGAATTCCAGTCGCGATGGCCCGACACGCTGGCCACCCGCGGAATGTCCCAGTCCATCTCGAACAGCCGGCTCACCCCATCGTGGCGCAGATCGTGGAAGCGTAGATCCTGCAGCTCCAGGAACTGGCAGGCCCGGGTGAATGACGCGGAGATGGAATCACCGTTGTAGGGGAAGATCCGCTCGCACTCGCGCGGCATCGACTGGACAATGGCCCAGGCCTCATCCGGCAGATGGCACCAGACGTGGTTGCCGATCTTCTGCCCCGGATTCTTCATGTCGCGCACCAGCACCGCCTGCCGGCGTTCGTCCAGGTCGTCCCAGCGGATCCGCGTGATCTCCTCCTGGCGGCGGGTGGAGAAGATGGCGAAGGCGATCACCTTGGGCATGTTGATCGACGCCGGCCGGCGCCGCTGCATCTCGAAGAAATGCTCCATCAGCAGGTCCAGCTCCTGGAGCTCCGGCCGCCGATCGCGCTCCTTGCTCTTGCTGACCATGCCCATCTTCTTCAACACCCGGCGAGCATCGGCCATGGCGTGCGGGTCGATCTCGTAGCCCCAGGCCGGCCGCGCGATCGACAGCACGGCTGCCAGGTGCGAGAGGTCATTGCCCACCGTCTGCGCCTGCACCGCGCCGCCCTCGGCGCCCATCCGCCACTGCCCATACTCCACCAGGCGCTGGCTGGTGAGGTCGCGGTCCTGCAGGTCGCCCAGCCAGGTCTCGCCGATGGCCTTCAGCGTCGCCTCCTTGGTCCGGCCGAGGGCGCCGCCATACTGCTCCAGGTACCTGACGATCATCTGCCTCACGGTCGCCCCGCCCCGCGCGGCCCGTTCCAGCGCGCCAGGTTGCGCTAGTTCCGTTTCCCGCTTTTTCACCCACGCCTGGGCGGTCTGCTTCCGGTCGAATGTTTGGGTTTCCTGATAGACTCGGACTCCATCCCGCATGATGCGGACCTGGGCCGTATAGCCCGTGCTGCCATCCCTCCGGCGGCGTGAAGTTATCGTCCCCAT